AGTTCCTTTTGGTATCGTATCTTTTTTCAAAAAAGGAACTGTGACAGTTTCCCCCCAAAAGTCAGTATAAGAATATACAGGATTAATCGTATGAACGATACAGGCAAATAAGTGTGCTATTTTAACATAAAATTTCGATATTTTCTTACACATTTTCTCCTTTTTAGTAAAGTTAGGAGTGGCTACTTCTTTTTTGAAAAATGTTATCAACTCTGGTTTGGAACCCTGATCGACACGTTTTTCTAAATTAGTGATATCTAATGTGGTAAATTGGGAATCTATAATAGATGAGGTTAAAACAACTAGGGAATCGCAGTATTCCTGCTCTTGTAGCTTCTGTAGAGAGACAAAATCCATAGTTAAAATATAGTGAGTAGCTATATGATCCATCGTTTCAAATAAGTCCATCTCTTTTTTACTAGATTTCAAATTGGATTCACTAGATTTCAAATTGGTTTCTTCATTGGATTCTTCTGCTTTAGGAGATTCTTTGAAAAAAATGTTTCCCATTTTTCTGATATTTCTTATATTTCTATAATACTATAAATAGTTATAAAATCCATAAAAATAAATAAAATATAAAATTGAATTAGAATCAAATTATTATTATCAATAGGATAATAACAATGGAAACAAATACAGGTTGTAATGAACCGCTGATACTTTCTGCTAAAACAAGCAAGAACAGAGAATCTTCTTCGAAAAAAAACAAAGCAGAATTATGGAATATATTTGAAGAAGAGGTATCCGAAAAAAAGGCTCCCTTGGAGTGTATATATCGTGCTTGTGGTGGCCGTGAAACTTGCGAACTATGTGAATCCATGTTGGCTTTTTCAGATGAGGGATTTCTCACCTGTACGAATAACAAGTGTAGCATCATTTATAAAGATATTGTAGACCAAGGCGCTGAATGGCGATTTTATGGTGCCGATGATAATCAAAATAGCGACCCTACTCGCTGTGGTATGCCGATCAACCCTTTGCTACAAGAATCTTCCTTTGGATGTAAAGTTCTTTGCTATGGTTCAACTTCGTATGAAATGCGAAAGATTAGACGATATACGGAGTGGCAGTCTATGCCTTATAAAGAAAAATCACAGTATGACGAGTTTCAACGAATCACCATCATGTCACAGAATGCTGGGATGCCAAAGTTGATTATAGATGATGCTGTTAGATACCATAAGAAAATCTCGGATTATAAATTGACCTTTCGAGGGGATAATCGAGATGGTATCTTGGCGGCTTCTATTTATATTTCGTGTCGCATCAATAATTATCCCAGAACAGCAAAAGAGATTGCCACCATCTTTCATTTAGATGTAACAAGTGCTACAAAAGGATGTAAAAACGCTCAGTTGATTATCAATAATTTGGAAAAAGAGATGGATAATAACGAAAAGACCGCCTTTTGTCGAACCAAACCCGAGGCATTTATTGACCGTTATTGTAGTAAATTGAATATGAACAATGAGCTAACCAAGTTATGCCAATTTATCTCCATGAAAATAGAGAAAAATGGATATATGCCCGAGAATACTCCACACTCTATTGCCGCTGGTATTATCTATTTCATCGCCCAAACGTGTAAATTAAATATTTCTAAAAGAGATGTGAAGAATATTAGTGAGATTAGTGAAGTGACGATTAACAAATGTTATAAGAAAATAGAAAAGATGCAGGACGAGTTGATTCCCGCTGTCATTTTGAAGAAATATTCGTAAAAAATTGAAATGTAGTTATTATAAATATAATATAGTTATAATAAATATGCACAGATTCATGGCCTTGGAAAATAAAGTAAACAAAGTAATAAACAAAGAATCGCCATTTCCAATGAGGCTTAAAAATGAAGGTTCCGAAAAAGCCATTTATTACAATAATCTGGCATTGAGAACCCTTGGTGAACAGAAGTGGGAAGACATGAAAAATGGTAGATTGGCCTGGGGTTACATTGAAGACGAACATTTTAGAACTGCCGAATTGTTGGGCGAGCAGTTAGAAACAATACCTAAATCGGAATTATTAGAAAAAACAGCTGAAAACTCAATAAAAAAGTAAAAATAATATAGATTGGTTTATTTAATAAAATAAAAATAAACCAATGAATAAAGAAGAAAGATGAGTAAACGGGTTTTCATTGTTCCTTATAGAAATCGTATTCAACATAAATTTTTTTTCAGCCAACAAATGACATTTCTTCTAGAAGGAGAAACCAATTATGAAATCTATTTCGTTCATCAAACAGATTCTAGAACGTTTAATCGAGGTGCCATGAAAAACATTGGCTTTTTAGCCATGAAGAAAAAATATCCAGATACATATCAAGATATGACATTTATTTTCAATGATGTCGATACTCTTCCATTTCACAAGTTATTTGACTACCAAACAGAAGCAGGAGTTGTGAAACATTATTATGGATTTGAATCCGCTTTAGGTGGAATTGTAGTGATGAAAGGTGCTGATTTTGAAAAAGTGAATGGGTTTCCAAACTTCTGGGGATGGGGAATGGAAGATGCTTGTCTTCAAAAACGTTGTTTACATGTTGGGCTTCACATTGACCGTTCCAACTTTTATCCAATTGGAAGCCCCGAAATCCTTCAACTATTCGATGGTGTTTCCCGTTTAGTATGTAGTAGAGACCCAGCAAGAATGAAAAATGATAATGGCGTCGATGGTCTCTCTTCCATCCATAAGTTAACCTTTGGCTTCAATAAAACTTCAACAAATCTAGCGGACGATCAGTATACAGTAGATAACCAAGCATTTCAATATATCAATGTTCTCACTTTTATGACAGCAGTTAGATTCGATTCAAATACCTACCATGAATATGATTTAAGAGAACCCGTATCCCAAGTGGCGTACCCCGACAAATCTAAGGAGCAAGTTGTGAAACCTGATGTAGTATCAACGAACTCTTGGAAAAATATACCTTTCTATCCAACAGTGGAAGAGAGAAACCACGCCATTCAGCAATATATTAAGGAACAACATCAGAAAAAACAACAACCAGTAAAACGAAAACCCAATACCCAGGCTTTCGCAAGTGTAAATATAGGATTGGGTGGAATACGATAATAAATTATAGATCATAATAGTATCTATCATGTATTTTTCCAACTATACGGAGGCCGAGAAAAAAGATATATCAAAACAACTTAAAGAGCTCCCCCAAGAAAAGGCGGTCGCCGATTTTAAGAAACTTTTTCTCTCCGTCCATTCTGATATAAACCAAATTAAACCGTTATCACCTTTGGGTCTAACATGTATTGATACCTTCGTCCATACAGAGTTACTGGATACCAAATCGAAACATGGTATCTCCTTTTACGATTTCTGGTTTCACCGGGATTTTTATTTGACAAGAGATGCCTCTACCAAAAAATTAATTAATTCTATAAAAACTAACAAACCCTATTTAACAGAAATAAAGGTGGCAAAACAGGTATTTAATTTATATTACGGAAGCATTAGTATGTTTCGTCCTATCAATGCCGCAAAAGTATATTTACAGTTTAATCCCACGTGTGTATTGGATTTTACTATGGGGTGGGGAGGACGACTCATTGGTGCTGCCGTGACAAATGTTAAAAAGTATATAGGTATAGATTCTAATGTTTCCTTGCGAGAACCCTATGAAAATATGGTGAATACGTTGTTACCAGATAGCAATTTAGAAATTGACCTTAGGTTTCAAGATGCTAGAACAATTGATTATTCGACAATAGGAGACTATGATATGGTATTTACCTCACCACCTTATTATAACAAAGAATTATATCAACATCAAGCGATATATAAAACAAACGAAGAATGGAACGAAACATTTTACCAACCTTTATTTCAAGCAACGTGGAAACATCTACAACCATCCGGATATTATTGTTTAAATATCCCCGAAATATTATACGAAACTATTTGTGTGCCTTTGTTTGGAGAAGCCATAGAAAAAATAGAATTGAAAAAATACTCAAGAGTCTTACCCAAAGCTGGAGTCAAAAAACAAAGCAATGTAGGGCAAAAGTATAAAGAATATATTTATATTTGGAAAAAAGTATAAAATATAAAAAAATATAAAAAAAAATATAAAAAAAAAATAATAATAAATATAAAAAATTTTAATAAGTAGATTTTTTATATTATTTACAATGGCGGTAAAAATAAAAATTCGGGACAATTCTGTTCCATATTATTATTTGTTATTGTATAACCTATATCAATCAAAACCTTAAATATATTTTTGGTATATTCAATATCAACCGTTCCATTATGAGATGACCATGATTCGAGTGAAATGATAGGTTTACATTTTTGTATAGTATTTATTCCTCCAGAAATAACAAGTGATTCATATCCTTCCACATCTAATTTTATAAAATCTAATTTATCAAGATTTAAAGTATCAATAGTTGTTAATGTTACTTTAATAATATTATTCACGCCTGTATTTTGTGGTTTACCCATTGGATTATTATCAAGACCAGCCGAACCGGGGTTCCCTTCTGAAATCCAACTATATTGAGTTTTACCAATTTTATCTGAAAGCCCAAGACAAAATAAGGTGACATTATTTATATTATTAGTTTTAATATTATAATCTAATAATTTATTTGAAGCCGGCAAAGGTTCAAACGCATATAAATGATTACATAAACTAGCAAGTTTTAAAGTATGTGTTCCAATATGGCAGCCACCCTCTAATACTATACTATCTTTTGTGATATACTTTTCAAATACTCTATGCATATATTCTTCCCAAATTTCGCCACGTTTAATTATATCTGAGATTATACAATTATCATATACTGCGAAATAAAATGGTTTGTCCTCGTGATAATTTTCAACCTTATATTTGTTAACATACAATAATTTATTAATCCAATAATGAGTCCAATGGTTAAAATAAGATAATTGTTCTTTTCTATAATTATTATTTATTTGTAAAATAGGATAAATATCATAACAAATATAATAAAAAATTAATTTATTAGACATTTCTTTATAAGTATGATTTAATATAATTGAGTTATTTTCATCTGGAGTTAATAATTCTCTTATCATTAATGGCCCAGATACAGATAATGGATTATTTCCATAATATGAATTAGTAATATTATCCACCAATTTATTTATACATTTTAGTAATATATCATTTCCAGGTTTACATATAATTATAGCATTATACACTCCAAAACCACTGAGTTCAATGTCATTACAAAAGTATTCTTTATCTGTCAAAAAAATAAACTTAAAATTATTTATACATTTATATTTTACATCTAAGTAGATACCTCCATTTTTATATAGAACACAATATCTCCATAAATCTACCTTTATCGCACAAACTTCCGGATTTATAGAATCATACGCATATAATACCTTTTCTGGAAAATTAGATTGAATAAAAATTCTACATTGATCTTCATTAAATAAATAATGATTAAATTCAGGATTGTTATGTTTAATGTTATCAATATTTTCTTTTACACAATTTGGTAAATTATCTGAATGCCAGCACTGATATATTGACAATGGTATAACACTATCAATACTTTTACTATAAAGCGTATATTCTAATCCTTGTTGCTGTTGTTTTTCTTCCTCCCATAATTGTTTGTTATCCATTCTTTTTTTACGCAGTATATTATATTTTTTTTGTCTTTGTTGTTGAACAAATACAGAGTGTAATAGTTGAATTGTTTGTTTATTATTTTTATATATATTTGCCATTCTAATTATACTAAATATTATTATATTATAATAAATATTTTAATTGTTACCATTATCCGTGTGGAGAATTAAATACAAATATTAAATCTGTAAATAATCAGTATATTACTATTTATTTTATACCTTATAAGCTTTATTATAATTCAACATGTGCCTTTTAAAATTCGTGACTTTTTTTTCAATATCACTATAATCTTCTCGTTGAACGACTGATAATGGAATGATTAAATACCAAGAATCCTTCTTTTGTAAAGAAAACCAATATTTATCTATTTTATAATCATTCTTCGTCGGCTCTTTTAATAAGTGTTGTATACCTGTTTTATAATTTTCAATTAACGTATCGTAATAGTGTTTTTTTACAATATATCCTGTAGTGGTTTGGCAATTGAATACTTGAATACACGTGTTATTCACATGCTTAAAAGGTATCATATTGTTACCAGACACGATAATGACATCCCATTTAATAGGAGAAGCCAAAAATATACCTATTTGCTTCAAAAATAATTCAGCATCTAAGAATTCTATATCATCTTCACAAATAAAAATAGCCTCATAATCTCGTTTTTTAGCAAGCTCAACACATTTAAGATGACTCATACTACAACCAAGCGCTCCATTTTCTAATGAAACGGCATTACATCTTTCTGGACTTGTAATACCAACTTTAGCCAATTCCTTCAAAGTAGCCTCGTTTCTATCTAGTCTACACGTCAGATTTATATATAAAGTAGGTATAGTAATAAACTCCATATAATATAAATAATAAAATATAGAATAGTACTTATAGTAGTGAAAATATATTTAAACCGTTAAATTAATTAAAAATAAATATTGATAGTTACTATAAATATTTATTATGAGTATTCCGAAAATAATCCATCAATTGTGGATTGGTAGTAAACCAGCCCCAATGACATTAATGGATACATGGAAAGAAAAAAACCCGGACTTTGAATATATATTCTGGAATGAAGCGGAAATTATAAAACGAAATATGGTCTTTAGATGCCAAGATAAAATAGATGATATTGAAGAAATCAATGGAAAAGCCGATATTATGAGGTGGGAAATCTTATATAAATATGGGGGTGTTTTCTTAGACGCCGATTCTATTTGTATTGAACCGATAGATGAAGAACTACTAAATAAAAAATGCTTCGCAGGGTGGGAGCATGAAGAAGTCAGACCTGGACTTATTGCTACTGGTACAATGGGATTTCCTATTCATGACACCTTAGTGAAAAACGCCATTGAATGGATATTGAAAAACGAGGTAAGCCAAAGAAAAGGGACCATGATGGCTTGGCAATCAGTTGGTCCTGGACTATTAACTCGAATGTATAATGTATTAAATTACACAGACTTGCATATATTTCCTAGCTATTCATTTTTACCCATACATTTAACTGGAAGAGAATATCACGGTCATGGAAAAATATACGCATTTCAAGCGTGGGGGTCTACCAAGCAAAGTTATGATGATATGAATAATATGGTGTTACCGTCACAATTTTTAAAACCAAAAAAAAAGGTGAGTATATTGGTATCTAGTTATAATACAACAACAAAGTATGTTAAAGAGTGTTTAGAATCGATCAAGCACCAAGTTGGATATTATAATATTGAATTAGTTTGGATAAACGATGGTTCTGATAGTTTGGAAACAAAATTATTAGAAAAGTTACTAGATAATTTTATACGTACAACACGGTTTACAAAGCTAGTATATTATAAAAACGAGACAAACAAAGGTATTGGATATACTCTCAATAAAGGTATAGAGATGTGTTCGCATGAATTGATAATTAAGATGGATAGTGATGATATTATGGTTCCTC